ACCCGAATGTTCACGTCAACCTGACCCTTCGCGTTGTCATGCTCGGTGACCGTGTTCCCGAGCTGGTCGGTGACCGCCTTCGTCCGGTCCCCCGCCTCATCCCGGCCCTCCCGGACGATGTCGCGGGTACGGCGGGTGATCGGGGCCACCGACCGCAGCTTGTCCAGGTACGGGGTGGTCACTTGCCGGTGACCTTCCGGGCCTCGGTGGCCTTCTTCGCCGGGACAGCCTCAGCGGCCTTGAGCGCAGGCTTCGCGTCATCCGCAGTCACCTGCACCGACTCACGACCAGCCCGCTCCTTCGGCTCCGCCTTCTCAGGCTCCGGCTCGTGACCCAGACGCTTCAACTCCGCGTCAACCGCAGCGACCCGATCCTTCTTGCCGTACTGGACGTAGCCCTCCCGCTCACGCAACAGGGCAGCGATCATGTTCTTGTCATCGGCCTTACTCACGGTGTTTCCTCTCACGCCCGGAAGGTGAAAACGTCGGTTGTGTTGGTGACGTTCGTGTTCGCCGAGTAGGTCACCCGGAGATAGCGGACCGGCTGGTTCGGCTGAATGATCTTCAACGCCGTTATCGCCGTCGTGATCACAAACGTGGTGACCACCACCGTCCCCGGCGACGCCGAATCCGCGTACTGCACCGGATACCAGTTCGTGTTGTCCGTCGAACCCTCGATCGCATACGTGCAGGTCGGGGTGGCGCCAATCGCCGTCGTGACCCGCAGCAGCGCGGGTCCGATGGCGCCTCCCCGGTCCGCCACGTTCGTCGACGCGCCGTTACCGGTCTGCCCGGTCGACAGGTTCCCGATGTCGCCGTAGTCGTTGGTCGGGTTGGCGTCGACAACGGCCATTGGTCACCTTCTCTGGTTGGTTCCCCCGACCCGTCCCAGCCCCATATCGAGAGGCTGGGACGGATCAGAAGATGGGCTGCGACTCAGAAGACAGGCGCGATTAGCCCCGTGCCGGACACCCGCTGCACGCTGTTGGAGTAGCGGCTGAACGTGTAGGCGAAGTAGCCATACACGACCAACAGCACACCGAGGCTTCCGGCGGCTGGCTGCTCCGCGCGGATGAACAGCGGCGCGGACGGGTCTTCCCACAAGTGGCACTCGTCCGCGGCGGTCACATACACCTCGTCCTCGGTGCCGGCGCCGATCGCGGTGGAGCAGTTGTTGTCGACGACAACGCCGAGACCGTTGGGGAGCATCCCGCGGATTCCGCCGTTGTAGCCGAGGTTGAAGTTGACGCCGGCGGCCTGGACGGGGATTCCCTGGCTGTTGATCAGGGGCCACGTCGACGACATCTGGGACGACAGCCAGTACCAGCGCCGCGAGTGCATGACCGCGATGTTGGGTACCGCCTGGGCGAGTAGGGCGGCCTCGGCGCCGGACTGTGCGGCGAGGATCTTCGGGTACAGCTCCGCGCCGGTCGGGGTGGCATCGGTGTAGGCGACGGCTGTCCCGACGGCGGCGAGACCGGTCGACGCCTGGTTGATCAGGGTGGTGTCCAGCCTGGTGGCGTACTGCCGGAACAGGTCTTGGAGCACCACGTCGTCGATGCCGGTTCCCCGGTCGATGGCTTGCCGGGAGATGGTCTGCTGTCCGGCCGCGGTCTGCACGCCTGGCGACAGGATCGTGTCGTCGATGTTGGTTTCCTGGACGGCCGCGTTCTCCGTGGCTTGCAGGGCGACGCCGGTGGCGGTGGTGATCCGTGAGATGTTCACGGTCATACCGTCGGGCGGCAGCGGATGCTTGTTGCACACGTCGGCGAATGGGCGCAGCGGGGCGACCGCCGGGGCGTACAGGTCGGTCAGGTACTGCGGGACTGTGAGGCCGACGAAGGCGCCGGTCCCGACCGCGCGTTGCAGGTACTGGGAGCGTTCGACCCGCTCTTCGGCCATGTGGCGGGACAGCCGGTCCTGCGCGTGAGCGTCCTGGTTGTTGAAGCTGCGGAGGACGTCCATCGCGAACCCGGTCCCATACGGGTCGGTGTCGGGACGGTAAGTGCGTTCCTCGGACCCAACCTTCGCGGCCCCGTCACGGTTCGTGGGCCGCTTGACGCCGGTCGGTTTCGTGTCACGGGCCGCCTCATCGTTCTCGGCCTGCTCGGCGGCGACCTGGTTCGCGGAGACCAGCTTCGCCCGAATCCCCTTCTCGTTGGACTTCTCGGTGGCGTGGACGTCGCGCAGCTGGTCGATCCGCTGATCCTCTTCCTCGGTGAGGTTCGAGCGGCCCTCTTGCTGCGCGGCGGTGATGATGAGCTCGCGTTCCTTCAGCGACTTCGCGGCGCGCTTCTGGCACGCTTCGAGCTCGACCTCGATCGCGGCGATGAGGTCAGTGATTCCTGGCATGGTGAAGCCCTTTCTCGGGTCACATCGGGTTGCTGGATGTGCCGTCGCGGGGTCCGTCACGTCTGCCCGGGCGATCTGCCGGTCAATGTCGGGTTCCTCACCCCGGGCGCGATCTGGCCGGGGGTGGATGCGTTGGCGGGGTGTTACAGCTGCTTGTCGACCTCCAGCTGCGCGAGGCGCAACCGGAGTGACATGCCGGTCGGACCGTCATCTACGGTCACGACCGGGGCTTTGGGGGACACGGGGGACAGGTCACCGCGCGCTGAGAGCCGACTCATCGCCTCACGGGCGGCGAGCACGGGCAGGTCTGGGATGGCGGACAGGAACTCGCCGGCACGCGCGGCGATGATGGTATGCGGATTCGCGCCGTAGGTGACCGGCCCGACGTCGCCGCGGTTCATGTCGACCTCGTTGAGCCGGAACGTGGTGTAGTCCTCGGACCATTCGCCGCCGCCGTCGGGGATCTGGAACATGAACGACTGCTCCCGAACGTCGCGGTCCTCGATGGCGGTGATCAGCTCCTGCACGTCGGCGCGTTTCGGGTTGATCCACGCCCTGGTGCCGAGACCCATTGCATCGGCCCACAGCTCCAGTCGGCTGTTGTCGTTGGTGTTCGCCATCGGGGTACCGCCGTGGTTGAACCGGAACACGACCTCCGGTTTCGCGGCCAGCGTCTTGTCGAACGCGGAGGCGGACACGATCTCCTGGTAGGGGCCGAACATGTCCCACATCTCGTAGCCGCGTTCGGTCATCGAGGCGTAGCCCTCAACCTGGTAGAAGTCCAGGCCTTCGCGTTGCACCATCTGCGCCCGGAACTCGGGCGGGTGAGGGAACACTTGCGGCTGTTCGGGGCGTCCGCGCCATGTCTCGTCGAACGGGAGCGCGGACCGTTCGACGGCCGCCGCGGCGCGGGCCTTCGCGGCCTCCGCACGCAGCAACGTCATGTCAGTCATGCGGCCGCCGCCTTTCGATAGGGCTCCGGTGAAAGGTCCCTCACGTAGAGAGTTAGAACGCGGACGTGATGGAGCTCCAGCTGGACGTGGACTAGGGCGTGAACCTCCAGGCCACCGACGGCCAGTTCAGCCCAGTCGCAATCGGCGCATACAGCCCACCGTTGGCAGGTCATGGCGCTCACAGCGTCGCTCCTGTCGGTTTCGTCGGGGACAGCGGCTGCGACGCTTTCGCACCCGGCTTCCCGAACAGCCGGTCAAACTCCGCCAGCTGGGATTCGGTCAACGGCGGCATGTTCTTCAACGCCCGCGCCTCCGACGGCGCCAGCCAGCGGCCGTCGATCTGCGCGTTCAAGGTCGCCACCTGCGTGGCAGGATCCATGCGCAGCAGCGCATCGGTGTTCAGCTTCACGAACTGGGGCCGCGGGGTCAGCTTCGTCAACGCGTCCTCGCGGCGCTTCACCGCCGGCCCCACATGCCAGATCAACGCCTGCAAGTTCCGCTGCACCACATTCGCGTAGGTGATGTTCCCTGACGTGATAGCCGCGTCGATCAGATCGCCCGGGCAGTCGAAGAACCGGGCAATATCGGCGACCCCGTACTGCTTCCCCTCCAGCCAGTTGTTGGCCTGGTTCGCCATCGTCAACGGCTGCAGCTCGTAGTCCTTACCGGACACGAACGGTTCACCGGCCCGCACCGACGCCTTGTAGCGGGCCTTCATCTCATCAGCCTGCGACGGGGTGATCGT